TCACAACCATAATATTCTTCAGCGTCTGAAGCAAAGAAACCTGCAAGTCTATCACCCCAACCACAACTTGTATCTAAAACTGTTTTAGCATTTGTTATATCATAGATTGCTTTTGCAACAACAGGTTTAAATTGTGTTGCAATATATGTGCCTAATCTAAATGCTGATATATAACTTTTTTCTGATAGTTCACCACCGACTAACTTTTCTGTTTCGGTACCATCTAGTTCTTTTATCTTTGTAAGTTTGACACCATTAATACCTCGCCATATAGGACCTAGACATTTCCAGATAGCATAAGCATCACCGTTCTCCCAAACTTCTTTAGGTGCTCGAAAGCCATAACTACTACATTCTAGTCTTAGGTCTTGCATGAAATAATTACTTACATCATTAAAAGTACTAGCACCATTTATGAGGCCAAGTCCATACATACTGTAAGGATATTTGTAATCATCATACTTTTCAAATACTTCCTTTTCTACTTGCTCATTAGGAATGCAAATGGTACTAGTATCAAACTGTTTTAGACGACCGAAAGCAATTCTCATATCGGCATTTGTTATTTCTTTAAGTGGGAATACTGGTCTTTCTGAAGCAATATAGTCTGCCAAATGTGTTCTCATCTTCTCTTTTCCGTACTCAGCGTTCATTTTTTCGAAGATGTTAGATGTCAAGACAGGTAGTTTTCCGTCTGTAGCGGCGGCTATGAGACGGTTATATAGGTCATTATCTCGTTTGTAGTGTGTAAATGCGTTTTCTTTCATATATCTCTCTCTAGAAGAAGTTATCTAATGTTGATTGTTTTTCAAAATTCCAGTTAATTGCGTTCACAATAAATCGTAATGGTTCTAAAAATGATTTATCAAACTGCTCATCATAATTAATATATTTGTGTAAGTCAAACTCAGGTGGCAAGTGTGTTGGAAAAGATATTACTTTTTCTCTTAGTGGATTAGGTTCTTTTAAAACAATAAACTTAATCTTATCACCTTCTTGTATTTGCTCATACTTAACTAATTTCTTTTTCTTCAACATATTATTATATAGCAAAGCACCTTTCACATGAATTGGTGTTGACTTTTGGTATATATCTGTTGATGAAGAATACTTTTTAAGATTATTACATGAACGAGGATAAGCAATTTCTTCTGGTCGTAATTTTTTAAAGTGTGTTCTAAACTCATCAATAAACTGTATCAAGGATGCTTCATCTTTATTCATAATTACTTTCAATGCTTCTTTAATTTTAATTCTACAAGGGGCAGGTGTTGAACTCTTAACAGCCTCGATACCCATAATTTTAAGTTTAGGTTCTTTTAAATCTACACCTTCTTCATTGTAAACATTTAAGATATATCTTTTCTTAGCAGTCCATATACCTTTGTTAGCAATTACTTCTCGCTTCATGAACATCTTTTGGTCAAATGCATTTACATATTTAGCAAGTTTGTCATAACTATCATCAATTATTTTTTGTAGTTTATCTTCACAAAATTTATCTAGAACTTTTACAATCTTTCTTGTATCAGATTTATCTTTAAATATTTTATCTACAACTGCACCAAGTTTTACATAGATTGAATCAGTATCAGAAGCCACAACATAAACCACATTTTTAGTTTTAAGTAAATCGTTTAAATAATCATTCACATCTCTTTCAATCCATCTGATTGCAAGTTGACCTGCCTTTGTAATACCTTCAGCGTGTCTTACATCAAAGTATTTAAAGTATTGATTGCCAATAGCACCATAAGCACTATTCAATGCAATCTTTCTTGCCAACTGAATATTATGATTAGCTGCAATATCATTTAATAATTTTTTATCGCCAGTCTCTTGATACTTGGCTTTTGCCTTAATCATTTTCTTTTTATATATCACTCGTTCTTGATATAGTTTATCCATCAACTTAGGAAGAAAACCTCGTTTATCTGTTCGAAACATAGCACCATTAGGTGTAATAGTAGAACCATCTAAATGAGATAAATCAGATTCTTGATTTAACATTTTTTCTACACTCACAGAATTAGGTTCAAATCCAACCATTGTTTCAGGTGAAATATTATACTGCATAATTAAATGTGGATACAAACTGTTTAAATCAAAACTACAAATCCAATCATGAAAACCTACAACAGGATCTTTTACATATGCACCTTCATAACCACCAGAGTATTGATTCTCATTTACAGCAGGGCAAACAAGTTTATTCTCTTTGAGATAATTAAATATAATAGTATCCCACATACGAACTTGACCAAACACATCTTGATAGTTTACTTTTGCCTCGTAAGCCATAGTTAAGTGTAAAGCAATCAACTGCATTTTATCTTCTAACTTATCAACTAGTTCAACATCTTGAATATTATACTCTACAAATAATTGATAATCGTTTTGATAAAAGTCTTTGAAAGTATCATAAGGATTATCTAATTTATTTTCACCTAGTTCTACTTCACCGATATAATCTAGTTTATAACTTTCACGCCTAACAAATGTGTGTTTACGATATAAGTCAAGATAATCTAATGTTGTAACACCAAGTATATCATAATAGTTTTGTGTTCTATTATATCCTAATGATAATGATGTACCACCTGATACAATACCCCATGGACTAAATTGATTAATATATTCATCGCCCATAAGATATTTAAAACGATTCATCAAATAAGGTATGTCAAAGAACTTAACATTCCAACCTGTTACGATATCTGGATTGTAAGCAGTCCAAAACTTTGTAAACTTTTGTACTAAGTCTCTTTCAGTTGAACACTTAAAATATTTTACATCATCACGGTCATTGACAAAGTTGCCACAACCAAAAACAATAATACTTTTTCTTGCATGATCTTTTACAGTAATACAGATTAAAGGTTCTTCAGCCTTATCTACATCTGGAAAACCATTTTCACTTTCACACTCAATATCAATTGTAATTAATCTTAGTTGTTTAATATCCCAATCAACTTTACCTGGGAACTTATCTGCAATATATGGATATTGATATCTCGTATTGCCAAAGTATTCAAAGTTAGAAACATCTTTGTATTCATCAATCCACTTCTTTGTTTCATATATACTTTCAAAAGTAATCTTACCAACATTTCTATTATCTAATGTTTTATATCCTGTCTCTTTTTGAGAAGGAACAAACAAAGATGGTTTGTAATTTACTTTAAACTTTTTGTGGCTGCCGTCATGGTTAATACCACGAACTAGTAGTTTGCCTTTATACGGCAGCACACTTGTATAAAATTTCACTATATCTGTGTATTGTTAAAATGTTTGTTTAATGTTTTTAGTTTATCTTCAGCCGCAGCCATTTTATCTACTAACTTATTCATTTCTTCTAGTTGTTGTGGATGTTCTCCAATACCAACAGAGTTGTCAAAATAAATTAATAGAGTAGCATATGAGGATGCTATTTCTGATTCGTATTGTTTAGTTAATGCTTTGAATAAAGCGTTTTCTGTTTGATGATTCTTTGCCATTTTTCACTCCTTGCATTGTCATTATAACACATTATAACTGATTTGTAAAGCGTCTAGTCTAAACTATATTCAGTAGTAACAACATATTTTCTTGCTGGATTTACCATTACATTCATTTGTGTCATTATTCTTCTAGTCAATAAAACTTCTGTACCCATATCAGCTCTATTGTCAATACCGAAAGGTTCGTCTTTATATAAACTGCCAGCAAAACTAACATCTAGTCTTATGACTGGTCGTTCTTCGGTATAATCTCTAATTGATCCTATCTTAACTTTATAAGTTTTTTCTAATGGATAGGTGTGTCTCTTACCTAATAATGTAAAAGAAACTTTATCATCTTTAACTTTTATATCTTCTCCATGAATAACTGATAATACAGAATTACCTGTATCAAATTTTGCTACCATATCACCCCATGGTTTGATTGAAACTATTTCTCTATGACCACATTCTGTTGGTACTTTAAATCTATTTTTTGAATCTTGAAAATGCTCAATAACTGCCTTAGCAATATTTAATCCTGTTGCTTCTTCAATACCCTCTGTGCCTGGTGATGAGTTTACCTCTAACATAAATGGTGGTTCTTTTTCTCTATTCTTACTTGGTATAAAGTCAACAGCAGTCCATAATCCATTTACTGCTTTTGCAGCTTTTAAAGATTCTTCTATTTCTAATTCTGTTAGTTTAATTTTTTTTGGTTCAGAACCCTGTGATACATTACTTCTAAAATCACCTTCTATTACAGGTCGTTTCATAGCAGCTAAAACTTTACCACCTAATACTAATACTCTTACATCATAATCTGTTTTGATATATTCTTGCACTAGTAAATCAGCATCCTCGTCTTGTTTATTAATTAATTGTACAATAGAATCTAATCCTCTTTCACTATCAATAAACAATACACCTACACCTTTACTACCTCTTAGAGTTTTCATAATCAAAGGAAACTTAATACCTGATTCTTCTATTTGATCTAGTATTGTATCAGGATTATTTACTAGTATAGATTTAGGTTGTGTTAAACCATAATCGCCAAGTTTCAATGCTGATCTATATTTGTCAACACAGATACTAATACATTGTCTTGAATTTATTAAACAAACATTTGCCTTTTCAAGAATTGATATAAAGTCCATCCAACTGTCTTTTCTAGTGGCACTACCACGAACTATAGCAATTGTGTTATTATCAATTACAAATCCTTTGTCATCTTTCTTATTATGAAATGTACGAATGCCATTTTCAAATTGTGTGTAACCACCAGACAGATGAAAAAGATATGATTCAATTTTGAGTTTATCTGCTTCTTCTTTTAATCTGTCAGCAGTATGAAAGGTCTTTGCCTTTTCAGGCTCATCTGTGACGATGAGCAGTTTAAGTTTGCTATCACCTTTAGCTTCAGTTATAAATTCTCTAAACTTGGGTGCCTTCATCTTCGACTTTTTTACCTATGTTATATTTTGCTTGTAAGTCCCATTCATTTTTTTCTTTAAATGCTAAGACTTTGATTTGTGATAGAGGTGCTTTTTTCTCAGCAACTGTAGCATTAATTATTGCAATTAATCCCCAATCAGCTAACAATTGAGCAATCGTGTTTCTTCTTTCAACATCATTATCGGTTAAGTTTGCTTCTTTACCATCTAATGCAAATAGTTCTTTAAAATGCACTATGAAATATCTACCTTGTTTATGTAGAATATGACATGATTGAAATAATTTTTTATCTTTTCTAGAGGCAACACCAATTCTAGTTAGTGTTTCACGAACCTTTAAAAAATCGTCTGGTTCTTTTAGTTGTACTTCCAACATATTATCTGGATTCCAACTGTTATCTAATTCGTTCATTTCGTCCCACCTTTATATAATTTGTCCTTGATAAGTTTTATCTCATCTTTGGTGAGTATATCAAGAGCGGACTTTGCTTTATCATTACTATATCCATAATACTCTTTTACACACTCAATTTCTTTTAGTTTATTCGCCCTTAGAAACGGACTATACCGTTTCTTTGTTCTAATACTATTTAGTAGAAATTGAAATTGCATATCCTTATCAATGAAGTGATTTCTATTCATTTCATTCACAAGCATTATAGTATCTGAAAAAGCAGATAACATCTTATTTACAATAAAAGCAGGATACTTTTTCTTCCATAAATCATCTTCGGACTTTGTTAAGTCTTTCTTTGTGAAGTTTATGGCATTTAAGTATTCTTTGAGTTCGTAACTCATTTGAATTTAACCTGGGACATAAGTTCAGTTAAACAAGCCACCAAGTTAATTTCTTGATCTGCAACAAAGGCAGACTTATACTGATAATCAGCAATAATTAAAACAGCATGAGGTATAGTTTCTGGTTGTAAACTATCATA